CAGTCTACAAATGTAGCAAGTACATACACAGTAGAAATACAATCTGAAGGAAATACCAATGAATATTTGTTTACCCCAGACGGTCTAACTTTAAATCCTACTTTAAAATTGTATAGAGGACAAACATATACTTTTAAGATCAACAGTCCCGGCAATCCATTTAGTTTCATGACGGCTCGATCTGTTGATATTCGTAATCGCTATAATATTTCAGGTATAAGTTCTAATGGTGTCGAACTTGGAAACATTACATTTACAGTTCCAAACAATGCACCGTCTGTATTATTTTATCAAAGCGAAACAGATATTAACTTAGGTGGCGTTATTGAAATTTTTGATATTAATAGTGCATCAAGTTTAAATGTTACATCTGATATTCTTGGAAAAAATACGTACACTCTTACCAGCGGTATCTCTTTAAGCAACGGAATGAAAGTTGCATTTTCAGGAAACGTTACTCCAGAATTGTACGCTACTGGTACATACTATGTTGAAGGTGTAGGCTCTTCTATTAAATTAATACCTACAAGTATTTTAGAAATAGTAAATCCCTATACAAGTAGCGAACAAATCCAATTTGATTCAATACCGTTTGATGCTGAACCATTTAGTGATGCATCGGGATTCGCATCAACTCCCGACTATATTGTAGTTAACAGAGCCAGTCGAGATCATAATCCATGGGCACGATACAACAGATGGTTCCACAAAGATGTTATAAATGCATCTATTGTTGCAAACGGTGATACACCGTCATTGGATCAATCTGCTCGAGCAGTCAGACCTATTATAGAATTTGAAGCAGATTTGAAATTATTTAATTTTGGAACAACTGCAATAGATGATGTAGATTTAATCGATACTTTTACTTCAAATGCATTTTTATCAGTTGAAGGTTCATTGGGTTATAATATTGACGGCGTTCAATTATCTGAAGGTATGAATGTAATTTTTACAGCTGATCTAGATCCTCTTGTAAAAAATAACATCTACAAAGTTACATTTGTTAATATTCAAGGTCGTCGACAAATTCGATTGGTAGAAGTTGCTGTTCCGACATTTAATCAAACAACCACTATTTTGCAAGGTAAAATTAATCAAAGTAAAACATATTGGTATAATGGGTCAACCTGGATAGTCGGGCAACAAAAATTAACAACTAACCAACCCCCATTGTTTGATGTTGTAGATAGTAGTGGAATTAGTTATAGTGATACTTCTGTTTATAACGGTTCAACATTTTTAGGAACTACTATATTTTCTTATAAAGTTGGAACAGGTTCTAACGATACTGTATTAGGATTTCCATTAAGCTATCAGAATGTTAGTAATATTGGAGATATTGTTTTTGACTTTACTCTTGCAACAGATGTATTTCAATATAAGACTTCAACTTCTGTGTTAACAAAAGCAGTTGATGTTGGGTATTTGTCTACATTAGATTACGGTGGTAATACTGTGTATGTTAACGGTTGGCAAATCTGCAAAACAAAACATGTACAAGCAGGTGTTAGAATTTATAAAAATTCTGGATTAACTAATAATTTCAGTATCGATATATTTGATGACATTACTAATCTTTCAGATTTATCAATTAAAGTTTATATTAACGGTGTATTTTTAAATAGTACACATTATTCTGTTACAGCAGACTCAGTACACTATAAAATAGTATTAAACACTCCTATATTGCTAACAGATGTTCTGACTATTAGAACATTTGCGGCACAACCTATTAATAGTAATGGGTTCTACGAAATTCCGTTAAATTTACAAAATAATCCTTTAAATGATGCGATAGGTACATTTACGCTAGGCGAAGTTTCTGCACATTTAAATTCTATTGTAGAAAATATAGATAGCTCAACAGCAAATATTCGTGATATTGGTAACATTACGCAGTACGGCACTAAATTTGTACAACATAGTGGACCATTGAGTCTTGGAATATATCATATAACTTCTGAGTCAAACAACATCGTCAAGGCTATTGAAACTAGCAGAGACGACTATGGAACATTTAAAAGAAACTTTATTGTAACTGCAAGTTCTTTAGGAGTCGATGGTGATCCTGCAACTATTACAGATCTAGTCTTACAAAAAATAAATGCAAACAAACCAAATACTGCTCCGTACTATTTCAGCGACATGGTACCATACGGTGCTAATATTACGACAAATTTAGCAGTTGTTGATTATAGAATTAGAACTTACCCATTGTCTACAGTGTTTAGTTTAGATACGTTATCAAATAAAGCAGTTGGAGTATATTGGACATCTAATGGGGTAAAAACACAACTGATTCATGGAAGAGATTATACATTTAGTAATCAGGCAATGGTTGTAATAGATTCTTCAGTAAAACTGTTAACAGGTGATACTATTACAACAGTTGAATATGACTCAACCGATGGTTGTTTTGTACCAGCTACTCCTACTAAATTAGGAATTTGGCCAGCGTATACTCCACAGATATACACCGATACCACTCTAGTAACTCCTCGAGTGATGATACAAGGACACGATGGTAGTCAGTTATTAGCATATGGTGACTATAGAGATGCACTAATTTTAGAATTAGAAACTAGAATTTTTAATAATATTAAAGTTAAGTATGACTCAACGATTTTTGATATCCACGATGTTATACCAGGTTACTCTAGATCTAGTGATTACAGTTTAGCAGAATTTAATCAAGTACTTGCTCCAAGTTTTTATAAATGGTCAAGTCTTGTAGGAGTTGATTTTTCATTACCATTGACTTACGATAGAAGCAATCCTCTTACCTATAACTATTCTGCTGATACCGCTCCAGATGGTACCGCCATTCCGGGATATTGGAGAGGAATTTATCGATATATGTTAGATACTGACCGTCCTAATTTGTGTCCTTGGGAAATGTTAGGTTTTAGTATTTGTCCTAATTGGTGGGTTAGTGTATATGGTCCTGCACCCTATACCAGTGATAATTTAATCATGTGGAAAGATATTGCTAACGGTGTTGTAAGAGAACCCGGCGTTCCGGCAGTGACATTAACAAAATATATAAGACCATTTTTACTAGATCACCTGCCAGTTAATGAGGAAGGTCTACTGATTAGTCCGTTAGATTGTGGATTAGCAAATGGTGTGATTGTTACCAATACTAGCGGTAATTATGTGTTTGGTGATATAGGTCCGGTTGAAGCTACCTGGCGCAGAAGTAGTTATTTCCCATTCAGCGTGTTAATAACAGCGATGTTATTAAATCCTGCCAAATCTTTTGGTGTACTTCTTGACAGATCGAGAATATCTAAAAACCTAGCTGGCCAATTGATCTATACCGAAACAGGTTTACATATTAGACCAAAGGATATTGTATTGCCAAGTGTGTATTCTAGTAAAACTCGAGTACAAACCGCAGGTATTGTTAATTATGTAATTGATTTAATTTTAAATTATGTATTCAGTAATAACTTAGTATCGTATAACGCATACAAATCTGATTTAGAAAATATAACTCCACAATTAAGTTATCGTGTTGGTGCATTTACTAATCAAAATCAGTTTAATTTATTACTAGAAAGTAAAACGCCATTAGCTACCGGCAGTGTCTTCATCCCATCAGAAGACTATACTGTATTTTTAAATACATCTAGCCCAACACAAAAATTAACCTATAGCGGTGTAATTATTACACGTATAGCCAATGGATACGAAATAAAAGGTTATAGTAAAACACAACCATACTTTAAAGCCTATCAATCATATCCAGGCGGAACCTTAGTTAAAGTTGGTGGAATTTCTGAAAGTTATGTTACATGGACTCCTAATCAACAATACATTACTGGACAAGTAATTAAAAACGGAAGTACTTATTACAGAGCGACATCTACGTTTACTTCAGAAGCTACATTTGACATAGCTACTGTGGTTGCACTAACCTCATTGCCTTTAGTAGGCGGAGTTGATGCAATATTTAGAACAACGTGGGATCGTTCAACCACGATTAATTTTCCATACGGAACAGTCTTATCCTCAGTCCAGGATGTTGTTGACTTTTTACTAGGTTACGAACAGTGGTTAATGTCTCAAGGTTTTATATTTGATACATTTAACAACAATTTAGCATCAGTGGCGAATTGGTCAACTAGCGCAAAAGAATTTATGTTCTGGACAACACAGAATTGGTCAAGTGGTCAAAATACTTGGAGTGAATGGTTGCCCAACCAAGCATACCCTTACGGATCAGTAGTAAAATATAATGGCGAATATTACAGCGCATCTTACAATTTGCCAACAACTAATATTTTTGAATTTGCAAATTGGACAGCATTACCTGGATTAAGCAATGTTGGCGCCGGAGTTATAAGTTTGAGTCCATCTGCTAACGGTATTACATTTACAACTAAATTAACTGTAGTTGATGATATCAGTAATCCGTTTAACAATTACGAATTTTTTAAAGTTGACGGAACTCCGTTACAGCCAAGTCAATTAGATAGTTATAGAGAAGGTAACACTATTAGTTACAGTCCTCGAACATCAGATGGCATATACTGTGCAAGTTTCTATTTGATACAAAATGAACATGTTATTATTATTAACAATGTTGACATGTTTAATGATGTGATCTACAATCCACCTAGTGGCTACAAACGAGACAGAATTAAAGTTTCAGGATATTTAACCAATGGATGGTACGGCGGACTAGACATTCCTGGATTTATATTTGATCAAGCACAGATAGCAGTATGGCAACCTTGGCAAGATTATAATATGGGAGATATTATTAACTATCAAGGAAACTATTATAGCTCTATTACATTTACAGCAGGAACAGCGTCCTTTGTAGCATCTAGTTGGTCTCAATTATCTAAAAAACCTAATCCTCAAATATTGCCTAACTGGACAAATATTGCAACCCAGTTTGCAGATTTTTACAGCCTTGATGTTGATAGTGTTGATACAGCACAACAGACACTAGCACAGCATTTAGTTGGATACCAAAAACGTCAATATCTTGACAATATTATTCAAGATTCAGTTAGTGAATTTAAATTTTATCAAGGTATGATCCGAGACAAAGGAACACAAAATGTTTTAAATCATCTATTCGGTGTTCTAACAGCAGATAGAAAAGAAAGTTTAACATTCTACGAAGAGTGGGCATTACGTGTAGGCCGTTACGGCGCTGCCAACGCATTTGAAGATTTAGAAATAGTAATAACTCAGTCTGAAGTTAAAAATAATCCTCAAGGGTTTGTTTTAACATCGAGAGTTGATAATACTCTTAATAGTTTTATCTTACAAAAAACTCCTAACGATCTATATGTTAAGCCACTAGGATATAATTCTACTCCTTTCCCTGTACTAAAAAATCCAATGCCTCTATTGCGAAGTGCAGGTTATGTAGATAAAACTGACGTAACTATTAGTCTAGGACATTTATCTGATATTACTTCTTATAATATATCCACATTGTCAAACGGCCAATATGTTTGGGTAGCTTTTGATAATGCAGGGTGGAATGTTTATAGATTTACAGATTTAAAAATTAGAGTAACTGATGTTACCTATGCTAACAAAATATTGATAATTACGTGCGAGAATATTGTACCTCTTAAATCGGGAGATTACATAGGATTAGCACAAGTAGCTAATTTGGCAGGCTTCTATCAAATTGCTGATGTATCGTTGAATACAATAACATTAACAACATCTGTTTCTAATTTTGTAGCACCATTTACTCAACAGAATGAATTGGTAATTTACGGACTAGTTCCGCAACGTGTAACATCAATAGACACACTGGATAATCTACTATTAACGCATCTAAAACCAAATACACTAGTGTGGACTGATGACGATGGCACAGGTAGTTGGGCTACTTGGCAATATAATCCGATCTATAAATTTTCAAATATTGAAAACCCTCAGTCAGAGTTAATGTATGGACTCGGATCAAATCTTGCAATCAGTAGTAATAATTTTATTTTAGTAGTTGGCAATAATGACGGACGTATGATGATCTATGATAAGATCGGTGTAAATGTTCCTTGGATTGAAAGATGTTATTTAGATCAGCCATCTCTTTCAATCATACATCCTCTTATTCCTAGTCAAACTCCAGTGGCAAGTGATATAGCTACAGTGCTAGCTTTAAGCTCGGATGGTGAATGGTTTGCCGCAGGTAGTCCGTTAGTTGGATATATTGCTACATCTTACAGAGGTGATTGGTCAAACACTGTTAATAACTATGCCGAGGGAGACATTGTAACACTTCCTCAAACTATCGGATATGCGTATTATCAAGCAATTAATACAGTACCGGTAAACAGTGAGCCTAGCGCAACATCATTGTACTGGCAACTAATACCTTATATTCCAGCAGATACAAAGCTAGGATCTAATTCTACGCATCCTGGACAAGGTGTTGTTTCTTTATACAAAAAAGATTCCAATAATCAATTTACGTTAGTTGATTCTTTTGTTAGTCCACAACCGGCAGACAACGAAAACTTTGGTGCAAGTATTGCTTTTGGTAACAATGTTATGTACATTAGTGCAACTGGTGCTAATAATAACACTGGCAAAATATACAAATTAAATTATAAAACACTTGTACTAGCATCTGCATCATACAATCCTGTTGGCAGTTCTTTAAGTACTATTGTTGTTTCGTCCACACATGGTATACGAGCCGGTATGGTAGTACAAGGAACAGGATTTACCAACAATCAAACAGTATTTTATGTATTAACTAGATTAGAATTTAAAAACGATGTGTCATTAGGTCCATTTAAATTATCTTCTGGAGTTGAACAATCTATTCAACCTGGAATGTTTGTAACTGGTGCCAATATTATAACTGAAACAACCGTTGTCAATGCCGGACAGTCGACAGCATTAGATGGTACAACAGTAAATTATGTAATTGTACAAAGTACACAAGATTTAAGTCCTAATATTACACAGGTAACATTCGGCGGAGTTAATGTATTAACATTTACCGCAACAGCAGTGGTAAGTTTACAAACGTTAGTTTTAGATAATATACCAGACAGCCAACCAAGCGGATTTTTAAATTTTGTAACAACTAATTGGACATACGACTGGACTAGTCAACCGCCTTCTGGATCAGCTCCAGGCAGCAACTTTGGAAGTTTGCTAACTATAAGCAAGGATGCAAATACACTTGCAGTATCAAGTACCCTGATATCTGGTAGTACATCAACCGGATCAGTATCCATTTATAAAAATCCTAGTAATGGTTTCACTAACCCACAAATTATTTCTAGTCATGCGAATGATTTAAGATTTGGCAATAGTGTGACAATATCAGATACTGGCAATTATATTGCAATAGCAAATGATAGTGCATCGTCTGGAGTGTCTGCAAATCAAGGCAGTGTAACTGTGTATAAAAATACTTCTACAGGATATGTATTTTATCAATCATTAGTTAATCATATACCTGAAACAGATGGTCAGTTCGGTAATAAAATTGCCTTTATGAACGACCATGACACACTTGTAGTCTATAGTAAAAATGGTGATACACAAACTTCAACCACTTTTGACGTAACAGTCGGCGGGAAAGTTGAAACTACGTTTGATAAAACTTCTACCAACTTTATAACAACACAACTTAACAATGGTAGAGTTGATGTCTATGATATGTATAACACTAAATGGGTGTTTAGTGAAAGCCTAGCACCGGTTGTAAATACCAACGTAGGTTATGGTACTGGATTAGCAGTAAGCTCAAATAATATTATTGTTAGTGCGCCGCTAGTATTAGGTAATAACTCAACAACAGGTGCGCTATATGAATATAGTAAACCATTAAATTCTCAAACATGGAATATATTTAGAAATGAAGTTAAGAGAGCCGACGTTACTAAAATTAAAAAAGCATTTTTGTATAATAAAAAATTAGGAAAATTATTAACTTACTTAGATATTATTGATCCTTTGCAAGGTAAAATTGCAGGCCCCGCAGAAGAAGAGTTATCTTACAAAACATTTTATGATCCAGCAATCTATTCTCAAGGCACAGCAGGAACAGTTAATGCAGATGGATTCTGGGCCGATCAACAAGTGGGACAGTTGTGGTGGGATTTAAGAACTGCTAAGTTTCTTGACAACAGCATTAGTGATATTGTATATAGAACAAATTCGTGGAGTGCGCTTGCTGCCGGTGCAAGTGTTGATGTATACGAGTGGATAGCAACTACATTGCAACCTTCGCAATGGGATACACAACAAGGAACTTCAACAGGTCTAGCGTTGGGTATTAGCGGAACTAGTTTGTACGGCAATTCAGCATATTCTGTTATACAAAAATTTGACAATGTTAGTAAGACATTTAAAAATACTTATTACTATTGGGTTAAAAATAAAACAATTACTCCAAATGTTGCTGGTAGAAATATAAGCGCAAATAGTGTAGCTAATCTAATTGCAGACCCCCGAGGTCAAGGTTATACTTGTTTAGGCATAACCAGTACAAGTTCATTTGTTCTTGTAAATGCCGCGCAGTACTTACATGAATCAGATGTTGCATTAGCTATAGAATATTGGACTATTGATAAAACTGATCAAAACATACATAGCCAATGGTCATTGATTAGTAATGACTCTATTGTTGAGCTACCACATAATATTGAACAAAAATGGATCGATAGTTTATGCGGTATAGATCAAGGCGGCCGAGCTGTTCCGGATCCCCAGTTACCGGTTAAACTACGTTATGGTATTGAGAATAGACCTCGTCAAGGTATGTTTGTAAATCGTATCGAAGCATTAAAAGAATTGGTTGAAAATATTAATATCATTCTACAAAAAAATCAAATAGTAGAAACTACAGATATTTCTGATCTAGAAAAATTTGATCCAGCACCAAAAACTATTAGTGGTTTGTATGATATTGCATTTGATAATAATACAGAACTATCCTATGCAAACGTCGGATCGTTTACCGCTCCTATGCTAACGCCGATTATCACTAATGGAAGAATTACTGGAGTTACTATTGTAGCAGCCGGATTTGGTTATGTTAACGCACCATACGTTACTGTTCTTGGTACTGGTGAGGGTGCAATTATTCGTACTGTGATCAATTCGATAGGAAAAATAACTGGTGTAACTATTATTAATTCTGGAGAAGGATATAGTAGTTCAACAGAATGTCTCGTTCGCAGTTACTCTGCTCTAATAAAAAGCGATGATACTGCAAGCGGTGCTTGGAGTATTGTATCCTATAATACTACTAGTAAACTCTGGACTCGATCATCAACACAGTCATATGACGTGAGAAAATATTGGAGATATGCTGATTGGTTTGGCTCATATACAGATCCAACTTCTGGAAAAATACTGTTCACAGCTACACAATTTACTGCTCCGGATTTTTCAGTTGCAACATTAAATGAATTAAATTCAATTGGTGCAACAGTTGGAGAAACAGTTAAAGTTAGAACGGTAGGTACCGGTGGATGGTTGTTGTTATACAAATATGCTAACTCTACAAGTGTAGATTGGACACAATCTTACGCTACTGTTGCTATACAAAATGGAACAGTCCAGTTTAACTCAAATCTATATTCTTTCTCTGGAACTGATATAGGTTATGATTCTAACATATTTGATAACAGTGAATTTGATGTGGAAGCAAGCACTGAATTACGAATTATCTTAACTGCAATTAAACATAAGATTTTAATCGGCGACTTAAAACAGTCTTATCTAAACTTATTCTTAAGCAGTGTTCGATATGCACATAGCGAACAACCATTTATAGATTGGATTTTTAAAACAAGTTTCATCCGCGCCACACATAATGTCGGAGCATTGAATCAACCTGTTAATTATCCTGTTGATAATTTAAGTAACTTCCAAGATTATGTTGCAGAGGTTAAACCTTACAGAACTAAAATTAGAGAATATATTAGCGATTATACTGCGTTAGATTCTAGTTCTAGCTCAGTGACTGACTTTGATTTGCAACCTACATTTGAAGGTACTAGCGTTACTGCCATCAACGTTACTGCATCTAATAATATGATTGTAAGTTCCGATTCAAATGTTCAAAAATATCCTTGGAAATTTTGGTTAGATAATGTAGGCTATAAGATACTTGAAATTAATGTTACTAATGGTGGTAATGGATATGTTAATGTTCCGCAAGTAGTTATTACTAGTCATAGCGGAGCAGGAGCAGTTGCAACTGCATTTATTGCAAATGGTATTGTTACTAGAGTAGTAGTTGTTTCTAGTGGTAGTGGCTATTTGTCTGCGCCAACAATTACATTTAATGGCGGTCTCGGCGCTAATGGAACGTCTGCTAAAGCAGTGGCTATTATAGGTGACAGCTTGGTTAGAACAAATCTAATCGGATTAAAATTTGATAGGATTGATCAATCATACTATATGACAACGTTAGAGCAAGTTGATAAATTTGTTGGAATATATCCTCGATTACAATTTGCATTGTCTTGGGCTCCGGATGTTCGTATCGGACAATCAAAAGTTACCATAAATGGTACACAAATTCTTAGAGAATTGTACACCATCGCAGTGATTAAATCAACTACTAATGGATACACACAGTACACTGGTACTATTACCTTTGTCACTGCTCCAGCTACTGGAAGTAAGATTGTAGTTACTTACAGTAAAGATATGTCAGTATTATCTGCTACAGATCGTATTCAATTCTACTATAATCCTACAACAGGACAATTAGGAAAAGATTTATCTCAGTTAATGCTTGGTATCGATTATGGTGGGGTACAAGTTAACGGATTAGGATTTAATGTAAGCGGCGGTTGGGGGTCATCACCGTTCTACTCAGAAGCCTGGGCTAACAGAGATCCAAATTTCAACGACTATTATGTACAAGTAGGAGCAAACTCTCATGTGTTTGTATTACCATACGAACCGCCTGTAGGAACAAATATTAACATTTATTATGTTAGACAAAAAACATTCTCGTACATTTCAAATGGTGCGTCAACCGGATACTCATTTGATTTAAATATGATGTCTCCAAGAGTTACTGTACAATCTGTAGATACTACCACCAATGTTTCTAGTACATATCAAAAAACTGGAAGCGGTGGTTTCACTCTTAAAGTTGCAAGTACCGCCGGAGTTGTTGCTGGTATGGGTGTGTACGGTCAAGGATTTTTATCTAGACAGCAGATTCTTAAAGTAGTTGATAGCACAACATTAACCTTAACAGAGATTCCAGATAACATAACTTTACAAAGAACTTACACTACTGTAGGAAGTTCGTTTTCGACTATTAAATTATCAGATACTACAGGTATTCTTCCTGGCATGATTATTACAGCGAATGTAACAATAACACCGGCATTCCCTGAAACGCCATACCAAGTTCCTGCTTTTGTATCTGGACAAAAAGTATTAAGTGTTATTGATCTAACAACAATTACAATAAGCGCAATTCCGGATGTTCCATTATTAAACGGCAATAATGTAACATTTACTTCAGTTCCTACTCAAGGAGATCTATTAGTATTTTCAAACATAGCTGGAAGTTTTGTATTAAAACTTAATAGTGTAACTGGATTAAAAGCAGGTGATGTTGTTACAAGTGCCGGTACTAATTTTACGTATGATACTGTTATTGCACCTAATGGTGTTGATACTGCAAATAATTGTGTTACTTTGAATCAAGTATTGTTAACAAACATTCCAAGTGGTAATCCAATAACATTTACAAGAACACTTATTGAACCAGTCGATGTTATTATTAGTGCATCGGGAACAATTCTTTTATCAAATCCGTATTCGTCTGGTACAATTATTACTGGCGGCACTGGATATTCAGTATCAGACATCTTAACTGTAGTTGGCGGAACACATTCAATAGCCGCGCAGATAAAAGTTACAGCAGTTGCGATGGGAGTAATTACTCGATTTAGTATCATTAACCAGGGAGAGTATTCAACTGTTCCACCAAATCCTATAACAGTAACAGGCGGAACTGGAACCGGAGCAACATTTGCTCTAACTAGTGTTAGTGTTACTGGAACTTACCAGCCTACTAAACTAGACGATCCAAATTATAATTCTGTTAGCTTAGGATTGTGGACAGTTGGAACTAGCTATGCTGTAGGTGATGTAGTTACTGTACGATCTAATCGTTACATTTGCCTAGTAGCCAATACTGCGTCTGGTTTGTTTAATACTTCGTTCTCAGCAGGTTATTGGAGATTAATTAATCCAAATGCTATTATGCCAACACCAGTAATTGGAACTTCGGTAATTACCAGTACAGTTGACGGCGGCTATGGCGCAAGATTACAAGTGTCCTTTACATCAGTTGATGATGGTGGATCAGCAAGTTCATCCGCACCAAGCTCTACACTAGATGGTAGCATCATTGATAATCAAATTACTAACGTTATAGAATTACCATCTACGTTCGTAGTATATGATGGTGACGAATTTATTCTAAGACAAGATACTAGTGATGGATCTATACCAACGTCTGATGCAGATTATGATACTGCAATAACTGGTGGAGACCTAGCCTACTCAACTGCAACAGGTATACTTGCTGATGATATAATCATTGACGGTGACGGATTAGTTACTTCAACAACTAGCCCTGCTCCAGAAGAAGTAGTTCCAGGTCAAGTTGTTGATACACTAGCTATTAAAGTTTATGACAAAGTGTCGACTGGTTCTGCTAGTATTAAAGCAATTAACCATATTGCTGACGGAATTACAGCCGTATACAGTATTGGTCAAACACCTAATAGTCAGCGAGCTGTTATTGTTAAAGTTGATTCTAACATAGTAACCTATAATACAGATTATACAGTTAATTATCAATCGGCTGAAATTATTTTTAATACAGTTCCAACAGTAAATTCACTTATTAGTATTTTTAGTATAGGATTTAATGGAAGTAATATTTTAGATATTGATTATTTTGTCGGCGATGGTACTACAACTGAATTTATTACAAGAGCAAATTGGGAAACCTCTATAACCTCATTAATCTATCTAAATGGACAACCGGCTAATCCTGCTATCTTTAAAACAGATAGTACTTATAATTTTTCTAATGCTATTGGATTGCGATTTGCAGTACCACCAAATGCTGGAGATCTAATTAACTATATTATTGTTAATGGAAATCAACAGACATTTGCAGTGACAAAAACAGAAAATATAATGTCTGATGGAGTAACGCCAACATACACATTACAATATCCAATTGGTGATATATTGCCTAACGAATCTAATATGATTGTGCGTATAGGACAAAATATTCTAAAAGCACCAAATAACAGTTATTTCTCAATCGGCAGTAACAGATTAAATTATGTTCTTGATCCGACAAAGGTTGCACCATTTTCTCCAACTTCAAACTTGGTAATATATGCTGGCGGAAATATATTAAGACAAGGATCTGACTATTCAGTCGATCCAAGCGGCTTTACAGTTAAAATAACTAAAGCAATTTATTCTAAGTATACTGGACAACAACTAATTATCAGTGTGCTACCAACAAATGTACCAACGTATAGTTATAATCAAACATCTGGACAAATTACATTCAGCCCGATTCCATCTATGGGGCAATCAGTTGAAATAATCAGTTCATATAAACAAGATATATTAGATATTCAGCGAACTGACATTAACTATACTTCGGCTATTACAGTGACTCCTGGTACACAAGAGTTTTATACTTACAATTCTATCGGTGGCGGATTAATAACACTTGACAGACCTGTAATCGATAATCAATATATTTGGGTTATTAAAAACAGCACATTGCTAACTCCGGGTATCGACTATAAATTAAATGAAGACTTACAATCAATCCAGTTGGCAAATCCTCCTGTTCTTAATGATACAGTTACCTTAATGACGTTTGGTAGCAATGTATTACCATCTTCAAGTATTTCTTACATGCAATTTAAAGATATGTTAAATCGTGTTTCTTATAAGAGATTAAATGCTACCAAGAGAACGACACTAGCAGAAGATTTACATTGGAATGATACACAAATTGTACTAGCGGATGCCAGTAACTTAGATCAGCCAAACCGTGCCAATAACAAACCTGGTATTATTGAAATTCGAGGAGAACGTATTGAGTATTTCTCTATCAGCGGAAATGTTTTAAGTCAACTGCGTAGAGGCACATTAGGCACAGGTGTATATAATTTAAATAAAACAGGTACATTTGTGCAAGGTATTGGAGCAAGTGAGACTATTCCATATACAGACACTACTACTACTGAAGTTATTACCTCGCCAGGCGGCACAACAATTGAATTAGGATTTACTCCGGGTATAGCAGTTGGGTCAACATATAAAGGTTCTGTGCTATCAACACTTGCAGAAACTCAATCTTTGGCAGCTAAATCTGTAGAAGTATTTGTTGGTGGGTATATTTCTACTGGAAATTGGACTGAAGCTACTAGTTATTCAATCGGGGATATTGTTAATGTAGGACCTTATACATATCGATGCATAACTGCTAATACTAGCTCAGCATCGTTTGCTGAAGACAGTGCATACTGGCACTTCTTTGTTGGTAATATTCGACTAAAGAATAGCCCTTATAGTGTTTTCAATATTAATAATGCTCCATACAGTCCTGCTGGTGATGTCACATTCCCTGCAGACTTTACAGTTGACGGTGTTACTCCGGCAATTACACTAACAAATTCATTGAACTTTGGAACACGAGTTACTGTAGTTAAACAAACAGGACAAGCATGGGATAGCACAATTAATATCTTAAATGACAGTGGCATTATTGCTAACTTTATTAAGGCTGCTCCGGGAATTTGGTATACAGACTACAAAAGTTAACATAGTAGATAATAATCATTGATAAATATAACATAAAGAGAGATCAAAATGCAGAGTAAAGACGTAACAGGAATTCATATTGAAGGTCATATTAAAATTCATGACCCTATTTCTAAAGAAATTTACATTAATAAACGCAATGCAATCCACTACGAAAACATAAGTGTTGCGCTTGCGCAGTCTCTTTCTAACAGTTCCAATGGATTTATCTATCAAATGGCGTTTGGAAATGGCGGGACAAGCATTGATCCTACTGGTATTATTACGTATTTGACACCTAATACTAGCGGAACTAATGCTAGCCTATATAATCAAACGTATCAAAAAGTAATTGATCCAAACTCTGCAACTAATATAGATCCAACTCGTAATTTTACAGAAATTCGACATGTAACCGGTACAAACTATACTGATATATTTTGTACTTGTTTATTAGACTACGGTGAGCCTAGTGGACAAAGTGCATATGACACAACTGCGACTGGTGAAACCACTTATATTTTTGATGAGTTGGGATTGAAGAGTTACAGCGCAACAGGACAAAGTTTACTATTGACTCACGTTATTTTTCATCCTGTACAAAAAAGTTTAAATCGTTTGATTCAAATTGATTATACAGTGCGTATTCAAAGCCTTACTGGCTTAGTAAATGTTTAAGGAATAGACGATGACATATACAGTTCAATTTACTGATTCTACTAATCCTTCAAAACCTTCTATCACAGTTGCAGACGGTGCGCTTAATACACAAACAAGTTTGACATTTCCTGGAAAAAATTACGCAGGATATGCTCCTGTTATTGCTGGAGACTTGCTACATTTATTAGAAAATTTTGCTAATTCAACTGCACCTGCAAATCCTGTACAAGGTCAATTGTGGTTTGACACTAAAAATAACAGTAATGTTCTTATGGTGTATGATGGCAACAGTTGGGTCGAAGCTGGAAATTTAAAGAAAGCACCTTATGCAAGTGCTCCTAGTGTAGCATCAAGCAGTGCCGGAGATCTATGGGTAGATACAACTAACAGTCAGCTGTACTTATTTTCTGGTTCATCATGGTTATTGATTGGACCGCAATTTAGTCAAGGTGCCGCAACTGGTCCAGTTGTTGAATCAATTGTCGATACTGGCAATCTTGCACATTCGGTCATTTCATTATATGCGTTAAGTTCAGAAAATAATGTATCTTATAGACTTGCAATAATAAGTTCAGACACTTTTACTCCTAAGTCTACAATTACAGGTTATAGTTCAATCAATGAAGGTATTAATTTGTATGCTAGTACCTCATCTAGTACTGGATCCAGTGCAATATTATGGGGAACAGCTAACAGTGCTAACGCATTAATGGTTAACAATAATGCCGTTGCCGCTTCTAACTTTTTAAGAAGTGACGTTGCAAGTACAACTAATCAAGCTCTAAATGTTAGAAGCCCAAATGGCATAAGCATTGGTAACGATTTAAGTTTGAGCATTATACAAAATTCAAATAACTTTACATTTAGTTCTTCAAAGAGTGCTAACAGTATAGAATTTAACGTAAACAAACAAATTTTAGTACATCTAGATCCTAATGGTAAAGTTGGTATAGGACCTGGAAATGTTAGTCCAGTGTCTGCACTAAGTGTTGCAGGTGTAGTAACAGCAGGAACACCGGGAACACCAGGCGGACTAGCAGTAACTGACGGTGGCAGTCCGGGATCGACAACTGTATTTTCAGTTAGCCCCTCGGCAGGGATAGCTACATCACTTAATACTACTTTTACTGGAAGTACAGTAACTATTGCCGGTGGACAACTAATTTTAAGTGCAGCCACCGCAGATAGTTCAGTAATTTTACCACCACCGACTACAGGTACCCCGTTATACGATATCGGTAGCCAATTTCAACCGTTTAGAAATGTTTATGCTCAAAACTTCGTGGGTGCGTTTGTTGGTAACTTCGCTGGTTCAGTTACTGGTTCAGTTACTGGAACTGCCGATGCTCTTAAAACTCCTACATTGTTTACTGTAGCAGGTGACGTTGCAACGCCAACAACAGATCCAGGCGTAAGTTTTACTGGAAGTCAACCGTTAGGAACTGCGGTTCTTAATGTTGCAGTACAACCACAAATGATTGGCGGGCAAAAACTTGCATCCTCATCTTTAAATAGTGACAAGATACTAGTATTACAAAACGATACCAATCTTGTAAAAATGACAAAAGCAACATTCTTGCAAGGTGTAGCACAGTACGCAATACCAGTTGGGTCTATTATGCCTTATGCAGGTCCAGCATCTTCTGTGCCACCCGGATGGTTGCTGTGTGATGGAAGTGAAGTTAATAGAACTACCTATAATACATTGTTTAATTTATTCTTGTATACATACGGAGCACAAAAATCTCTCAAAGGCAACAACACATTTGCATTGCCAGACTTGCGTGGACGTTTCCCATTAGGGCTTGATAACATGAATAACTATGGTAATATTCCAGGGTTCGTTCAAGCAACTACTTCTGGAGGAACAACAGTTAATACTGGCGGACAAATTGGTGCGGCAGGAAGAATTACACCATTAGCGGCCAACGTTCTTGGCAACTATGGCGGAAATCAAAGTGTGGTTCTTGATGTTACAAATATCCCACAGCACACACATAATCTACAAAGTGCTAATAATGTTCAATACTATGCACCTGGAGCAGAAGGTGCTACAAGTGATACTAGTGCTAATGCAAATTTTGGATATGGTATACCTACTGGTGCAGGCAATACAGGTTATGGTATTTCAACTACTGGAAATGTAAATGCTCCTACAGTTGGCCAGGGTGTAAACACAATGAATCCATATTTGTTCATTAACTATATAATTTTTACCGGTAGCCTATAATGACCTATGCAATAACTTTAACAAATGGTAGTACATTAACAGAAATTAGCAATGGTGTTATTGATCAAACTCACACTGATCTTACATTAATTGGACAAAATTATACCGGCTACGGTACTTTTTTAAATGACAACTTTGTTCATCTATTAGAAAACTTTTCAAATACAATACAACCACCGAATCCGATTATGGGACAGTTGTGGTATGATACTAGTTCAAATGTATTAAAAGTTTATAACGGAACTAATTTTACGCCTACTGGAAATACAGTAGTTGCATCTTCAGCACCAAGTGGCCTTGCAACAGGACAACTTTTTATTGACAGTACAACTAGCCAATTATATTTTAATGATGGATTAGAGACGAACCTCGCAGGACCAATTTACACTAAGGCACAAGGCCCATCGGGTTTCGAAGTAGTAGATGTATTTGACGTATATGGAACTAGTCAAACCATTGTTAAACTGCTAGTCGGAAACACCCTATTAGGTATTTTTAGTAAAACAGCATTTACCCCAAATTCACCTATTGACCAGTATACTTCATCTGCATCAATAACTGGTACTCAAATTGGGTCAACTTTAACTGTTACGGCTGTTACATCTGGTACACTCAGTATAGGACAAACCCTAGTTGGAACTGGGATTCCTGCTGGCACTATTATAACTGAATTTTTATTAGGTCCCGGTGGTCAAGGGCAAGCTCAAGGCGGTGTTGGCACATATGGAGTAAGCACAAACGCTAATGTGCCGTCTACAAATATAACTGCAATTTATGGAAGTATCAAAATTGGTTTTAATGTAGGTACATACGGCGGAATACAATTTAATGTTCCGACCCTACAAGCTAACTATTTGTTATCTCCTGCCGGAACTTTATTAAATTCTAGCAGTTTTGTCAGTGCATCGGGTGATTCTACTATTTCTAATGGTGGACTTACAATACAACCAACAGCAACTGAGCCTGCACTGGTGTTAGGTTCAGCAGGACAAACTCAAATAAATGTTAATGCTAATAGCACAAACGTTTTTCAAATACAATCAGTGTTTGCTAATCAAGATTTTGATATTACATTAAAGACTGGATCTACAAGTGCATCTGCATTGCACATTATTGCTAGTACACAGCGTACTGGAATCTATACTAATGCTCCACAAGCTACACTAGATGTAAATGGAACATTTAGAATAGCATCAGGAAATGCCCCAGCTCACAATAATTCAGTAGGTGTCACTGGTCAAATTGCATGGGATTCCGGGTACATTTATGTTTGTACAGCAACAAATACCTGGGTAAGAGCGGCTCTTTCAAGCACCTCTTGGTAACAGTCCAAATTATGATAAATACACTGAAATAAGGAACGAGCGACACTATGTCATACACAATTAATCATTTTAACGGCACACCATTAGCAACGATTGCCGACGGTACAGTAAACACTAGCACCGATCTTACCCTAATCGGTAAGAATTATGCCGGGTATGGCCAAGCACAAAACGACAATTTTGTCTGGTTGCTAGAGAATTTTGCCAGTGCATCTCCAGGCCCATCCAACCCACAAGCTGGTCAAATATGGTATAACACTACATTAAACAAATTGCAGTTTTACGATATTAATGGTACTTGGCGTACAACAGGCGGTGCATCAATTGGCAGCTCATTCCCAACAAATTTAACAGTAGGCGATTTTTTCTTTAATACTGCTAGTAATCAATTATATGCATATACTGGAGTGGGAAATCCTCCATTTACACTTATTGGTCCTCAGGAAGTTGTAGGTGCAATGACTACACAAATGTTATCAACTACTGTAACTGACAGCAATAATGTACACAGACCAGTTATCCAAGGCGTAGTTGATGGCCAAGTAGTGTTCATGATTAGTAGCACATCATTCTTATTACCTACAGGTCAAGTCACTGGATTTGATCAAATTAATCAAGGTATTACTTTAACAGGAACATTAGCCGCTGATAATGGAGTTACTGCTGGCAGTTTTGAATTTACTGGTACGGCAACGAACGCAAAAGCATTAAACGGTGTGTCTGCTAGTAGTTTTGTTACATCATCGGCCGCTCAATTTACAGCTTCGGCTACTTTTTCAGACACTGGATTTGTAATTGGCAATCCAACAGCTAAATTATCGATTGCTAATGATTCTACTACAGGAGTTCCGACACTTAAAAACGTTAATGGTCCTCAAATCAACTTTGTAGTAACCTCCGGTGCTAGTACTATTAATCCAATGACAATTAATGGTACTGATTTATTACCCGGAATCACATCGACTTCTAGTTTAGGTTCACAAACTTTACAGTGGTTAAATGTCTATGCTACAAACTTTTATGGTACAGCAACAAACTCTAATTATTTAAGTGTTGGTGGTACCTACGTTTCAGCAACTACAGGTGTTCCTGGCGGTAACGTACTCAGTGTTGCGGCAAGAGATACAAGCGGCAATTTAACAGCCAATGTGTTTAATGGTAATGCTACAAGCGCAAACTATGCCGACTTGGCTGAAAAATATCTACCATCGCCTGAATATCCTAACTATTCACCAGGTACAGTAGTATGTGTAGGCGGATCAAAAGAAATTTGTCCAGCAACTTACGGTTCTAAAGCTATTGGTGCAATAAGTACCAACCCTGCTTATATGATGAATCAGGATCTAGCTGGTGGTATATATGTAGCACTTAAAGGTCGTGTACCGGTTAGATTAGTAGGCGGATGCACTAAGGGCGATTTAATTGCACCCTATGGCAGTGGTCAAGCCGCAAGTATAGGCAATCCGGCTGGTACGAATAGTGGCGGTAACTTGTTTAGTTCAGATGATACTGCACCTATTTGTTTTGCAGTGGCACTAGCAGATTGCACAAACTCAGATGAAACACTAGTCGAATGTGTTATTTTATAAATAGTTTTTAAAGAAAAAGGAATATAAATGTCAGCTGTTTTCCAAGGATATATTAACAACGGTGCAGATGGAGTAGCGGGTACTACACTACATGTTACTTCAATGACCAGTGGTGCTATTACATTAGGAATGGTGTTGACATCTGGCTCTACAATTCCATCAATTACTTATGTTTCTGCCTTTATTAGCGGTACTGGCACAAACAATGGTGGTACTTATACTGTTAATTACAGTCAAAGTTCAGGCACTTCAACCGGCCCTATTACTATTGCTGGTAATATGACTACAGTTGCCGCAAATGACTTTAATACAATTCAAGCTGCCATTTCTGGTATTTACGGAAAAGTACCAGCCGGCTACGGACAGAATTTAAGCACATTTGATGCCGCGGTTGCTACTGGTGCTAAGATTACTGCCGCACAATGGAATGCATTACAAGCTGATATCACAGCGGTAAATTGGCATCAACTTAATGCGGCTCCTGTGTACAACGGAAACCCACTAACTACAGCAACAAATACTGTAAAAATTAGACAAGCTGACCGTGCCGCATATCTTGCAGTTGCGTTAGCATTATCAAATCCTAGTCCTACTACAATCGGCGGCGTAAGCTATCCAGGTTGTTATGTAAAAGCTGCCACTAATCAATTTACTAATCCGGTTCCAGGTGCATCAGAAAACGATAACAGTTTCCCAGCAGTTAGCGTTCGCAACCAAAGCTGGGGTAATACTAGTAGCGGTACATCATATGGTACTCAACCATCTGGTAAACAAAGTGTAATATGCGAAACTACACTAACATTTACTGCACAGGGCGGTTACAGTGCCAATCAAATTGCAGAATGGTTCTTCCAATCAGGTAGTTCGATTACATTTAGCGGTTCTAGACAGTTTGGTACTGTTTCAGGAAAAAATACATCTTGGACAGCATTATTAAACAACATGGGAACTATTAGTTTTAGTTATTCGGGAGTTACTGCTACCGGTAATCCGGTGTTATCATCCGGCGGATCCGGCCTAACAACATATGGTTGGAACTGGTTCAATAATAATAAAGGTGCAAACGGTATAGTTATTTGTACTAACAGTCTAGGAACAACAGGTTCAAGTTTGTATGCTCCTAACCAATATACATTAACTGCTAGTATAGATGCAACGGGCAGTATCTTAACATTTATTGCAACATTCTCGGACTTATCAACAGCCTATACAAAGACACAAGCAGACGGTGCAGTAGGCGGAAACCCAAATGATACTACTACGTTTAGTATTGATGATCCGGTTGACGGCACACTAACCAGCATTATGAATGTTAAGTATGCAACTGGACCATATGTGGATGTTACTGCCTATTTGCCAACGGTTGCAACACCAGTTCTACTAGGAACTTAATCAGTTATTTTTCACCTATCGGCTTGACAAGCTAATTACTGTAGTGTATTATATTACATTACGGAGTTATCTATGGATGAAAGAATTGAAAAAGCGTTTGCTGTAGCCAATTACATGTCTACGTTGAGCAATCAAAGACGAATAATTTTAGAAGAATACCAGCAAAAATTAGTTTATTATGTTAACGGTGCTACCTTTAAAATCACACCAGAACTAATTAATTTTGCAAAAACAGCACTGGACCTAGGTCATACTACAGATGTAGCATTTGTAGATTCTAATAATTTCCCATTAATTGTAGCAGATGTTCAAGAATTTTTTGATAATATCGTTGAGATATACTTTTCATCTACAAATGAGTATGCAGTCAAGTACGCAGATTTAAAAAGCAAAAGAAAAATTTCTGATATAGTTGAGTTATGACAACTGGTGCAGTAATCTTTTCTCAAAACAATTCTAATATTGACTACACTAAACTGGCAATATTTGCCGCCAGCAGGGTTGAAAAATATCTAGATATTCCTGTAAGTCTTATCACAGACAATAAAGATTGGCTTTTGAAAGCATACCCAGATCATAAATTTGATCAAGTGATTGAAATACCTTACGTTGAAGCTAATCAAAGACGAACATTTTATGATGGCAGCCTTGCAAGCAAGATGCTCGAATGGCGAAATTTGTCAAGAAGTCAAGTGTATGATTTAACTCCATATGATAGAACATTAGTTATAGACAGTGATTATATAATTAATTCTTCTATTTTAAAACCAGCCTTAGATAATCAATACGATTTTCAAATTTATCATAACAGTTTTGATTTGACTGGTAACAGAGATGTAGGCGCATTTAATCGAATCAATGAATATTCAGTTCCTTTTTATTGGGCTACAGTTTTTATCTTTAATAAAAATTCTATAATGCAATGTTTTTTTGATCTTGTAGAATATATTAAATCTAATTGGATTTATTTTAGAACACTGTATGGAATAGATGCACCTGTATATAGAAATGATGTTGCATTTAGTATTGCCATCCACATAATGAACGGAAAAACAAATGGAGAGTTTACAGTAGAGCTTCCCGGAAAAATGATATTTTCAGCAGATAGAGATATCTTAATTAGTACAGACAATGATAAGATGAAATTTCTAATTGAAAAGAAAGATTTTTATGGAGAGTATACTCTGGCTAAAACTACTGGACTAGATGTACATGTAATGAATAAATTTAGTCTTAGTCGATATATTGACGGAGGCAATGGTGTCTAAAGGATTTTTAATTTTTGCACAAAATACCGACATTGATTATGTCAAACAAGCCTACGCATTAGCGTTAAGTATTAAACACAGCCAGCCGACTATCAATAATGTTTCTTTGGTAACAAATAGTGTTGTACCTGAAAAATATCGTAAAGTATTTGACCAAATAATTCCTATTCCTTGGTTTAAGGCAGATGGAAACAGTCCGCTTGCGGCAGAACATCGCTGGCAATTATATCATGCAAGTCCCTATTCTGAAACCATTGTGTTAGATGCTGACATGTTGTTGTTAGAAGACATTGCCAGTTGGTGGGATTATTGTTCTCCTTATGATGTTAAATTTTGTTCAAAGATTAATAATTATAAGTTAGAAAATATACTAGTTGATACATTTCATAGAAAAACATTTATTGCAAATAAATTAACTAACCCTTATTTTGCCCTACACTATTTTAAAAAGGGTGATAAGGCACATGAATTTTATAAAGTATTGGAATTTGTAATTAATAATTGGGAATGGTGTAACACAAAATTTGCACCAGAGCTATACCAGGAATGGCCCAGTATGGATCTAGCAACAGCTATTGCTATAGAAATCACAGGAACTCATGACGAGGTGATTGACAACTGTAGTCCGTTATCGTTTATTCATATGAAGATACCACTGCAAGGATGGACTATGATGTCTAATAGTTGGCAAGATACTGTACCGTTCGTGTTGAACTCAAAAGGTGAATTAATAGTTGGCAATATTAAACAGACTAAGTTATTCCATTACGTAGAAAAGAATTTTATAACATCTGATATATTAACACGATTGGAGAATTTAAATGCCTCGTAAAAAATATGTTCCGCCAGCTCCTATCGTAATGAAATTTTATCTGCATTACGATAAAGATACAGGCATTTTAAAAAGTATATCTAATGATGTATCGTATCACGGATACAGTAATTTTGAAATATCAGCTGGCGACTATAAATTGTTTATCGAAGGAGTTAAACGTCCTCAAGACTATTTAATTTTAAGTAATAACGATGAAATTACTCTAGTAAAGGTAATAGATCAATCTTACGAATTTAAAAATAAAATGTTTGAGTGGATTAATATGCCACCTACTACTGATACAGAAGTTACAGTCGAATGGATTAAGTCTACAAGGCATTGGAAATTTTCTTTATCTGATTCTGCTAAATCATCTGTACTTCCAGATTCGAACACTGTAATATTATTTTTTATAACGTTAGCAGATGATTTTGACTTCTTAATAAGAAGTATTGCACTTAATATAAATGAGCTAGCTATAAAGGATTTGTACGTTCCTTTTAGATACGATATTGAAGATCAAATAGCTAAAATATCAATGTCTACAAAACTACATTTTAAAAGTTACGGATTGATTATAAATGATTAAAGTTATAGAACAAGATATTATATTTCTCAGCTACGATGAACCCAACGCTGAAAAAAACTATGCAGACTTATGCAACAAAGTACCTTGGGCAAAGCGTGTGCATGGTGTTAAAGGTAGCGATGCCGCACACAAGGCATGCGCCGCACTAAGTGAAACAGAATACTTTGTTACAGTAGATGCAGATAATATTGTAGACCCTAAATTCTTAGAAGTTGAAATTGATATTGATGCTCTCGGATTGACACCGGATCATGTGTTCAGCTGGTGCGGCAAAGTTCATGTTAATGGATTAATGTACGGCAATGGCGGCTTAAAATTATGGACACGTAAATTTGTCAACAATATGAAGACTCATGAAAACTCAGATCCCGATGATACTAAGGGACTAGTAGAGTTTTGTTTTGACGATAAGTACTATCAATTCAACGAAAATTTCAGTGAAAGTTTTACCAATGCAACTCCATTCCAAGCATGGAGAGCAGGCTTCCGTGAAGGCGTAAAGATGTCATTAGATCAAGGTGCTAAGGTAGAAAAACTACAAACTGTTTGGTGGCAAAATTATCATAGATTACTCATATGGGCAAGTGTGGGTGCTGATGTAGAAAATGGAATTTGGTCAATTCTTGGAGCTAGAGAAGGAGCCTATTTGACCAATTGTACAGATTGGGATTATAGCAATGTACGTGATTTTGAATACTTAACAAAACGTTGGTTAGATAATCATGAAGGATCAGATCCAGAAAAGACCACTGCTTATATTAATTTTTTAGGCGATGAACTTAGAGAAAAATGCGAACTAGAAATTAGTAATTTGGATCCGTCCGGTAGCAAATTTTTTAAAACTGTTTATAGCAACACCCCGAGAATAATACGTAAACGCAATGTATGATATTTTCTTTATTTCTAATAAGTTAAATGACAAAAACTTTTCTGTTTTAAAAGAAAGATTTCCATTGGCTAGGCAAGTTTCATCATTTGATGATGCTAAAAAGAAATCTTTTACCAAATTCTTTTGGATAGTTTGGCCTGATTTAATAGTCAATGACGACTTTAATTTTGATTATCAAGTTCCAGAATGGGATAAAGACTATATTCACGTATTTAAAAATAACGAATTCTATGACGGAATAATACTGTTTCCAAAATCAAAATCTGTATCTAAAAAAGAAATTGATTATAGATTTTTTGTTAATAAAAAAGAAATAGATGTACAAGCAAGTACACCTGCACAATATGATATTTTTAATATTAGTACCTTTGAAGAATATCAATCAGCAATGGAGACAGCTACTACTGATCTATTTTGGGTTATCCCGCACGAAGTAGAACCGTTAGATGATTTTAAATTCGATTTATATTTTAGTCATCATAATATGCAAGAACGAAATATGAATCACGTGTTTAAAAATGTCGACGTAGATGAAAACAAATATAACGGAATAATGCTTTTATCAAAATTTAAGCCTCTTGCAAAGAGAGAATTTAATTTTAGATTCCCAGTCAATAAAAAAGAATACCCTGTTGTTGCTAGTAAGTTAAAACCTTATGACATTGTTTTTATCAGTTATAACGAAAAAAATGCAGACGATAATTGGAACAAATTAATATCAAAATTTCCTAGAGCCCAGAGAGTTCATGGAGTTAAAGGAATACATAATGCTCACATTGCCGCCGCTAAATTAACAACTACTCCGATGTTTTGGGTAGTAGATGGTGATGCTGTTATTAAAGACTCTTTTGATTTTAGCTTGCTATTGCATCATTGGGATAGAGATACTGTATATGTATGGCGCAGTCAAAATCCAATTAATAACTTAGAATATGGTTACGGTGGTGTTAAATTGCTACCTAGGAATCTTACTTTAAATATGGATGTTAATAGTGTGGACATGACTACTAGCATTAGCACTAAATTTAAAGCAATGGACCAAGTAAGTAACATTACAGCATTTAATACAGATGCATTTAGTACTTGGCGTTCAGCTTTTAGAGAGTGTTGTAAACTAGCAGTAATTAACAATGAGGAGGCATTGGCTAGATTACACTTTTGGTGTCAATTAAATACCTATGTTCCATTCGGTAGCTATGCTTACATGGGTGCTATTCAAGGTCGTCAATACGGTGAAAAAAATGCCTCCAATCCGGAGGCACTGGCCAAGATAAATGACTTTATTTGGCTACAAGATCTTTGGCAAGAGGAAAAATCTCAGCTATCACTTTAGCACAAGCAATAGCAACTTCCTGGTGCTCTTTCTGTGTACCATTTGCACTACGTAATTCAATAAAATGAATCCAACTGCGTAGTGTGCCGTTCATATATAACCGACTTTCAATAAGTCCTTCCGGCAGAACAGCACGAGCTTGTTCTTTGGCAATACCTTTTTCAATGGCCCACGTATAAGC